CTTCCCTTTGCGGAGTAGGTTCCTGCGCTTCCTCATTTTGATCGGATCGAGTTGCTTTCTCTCTGCCGCATTGGCGACGTCGTAGACTTTCATGAAATCGGAATAGCTGAAGCCGTTGACGCGCGCGGCCAGTGGACCGAGACGGATGTCGTGACGGATATCCCGTGCTTGCTCTTCGTCGATCAGTCCTTGTCGGCGTGCTTCGTGGAGGGGTTGCCAGTCGCCTTTTTCGCCCGCCTCAATAATTTGCTGCTTCAGGGTGTAGGCATCGCGTTGTTCTTTGGTTTCGTAGCGAGGATGGCGGTTAGGGTCAATGATGGCCTGGGCCGTACGTTCTGCTTTCGTCTGGTTGAATCCGCGCGGAGGTGGCGCCAAGCCGAGGAGTCCCAGCGTAGCGCGACCCTTGCTCTCGCCGCTGGCTACATCTTTCTTGTAGGTGGAGACCCCGATAGGGCTCCCGAGAATGTGCGCGGCGTCTTGATAGCGCTGCTTCCAGAAAGAGTCTTGCGGGTTGTGAACCATGTCGTGCCGGAAATCTTCATTGGCCATCACATCTGCGATGCCCTGAAACAGGTCGGATTTTTTCGCCGATAGATAATTGGTCGCACCGCCGTACCAGAGCGACATTGCGTCTTTGAATACGATCGCGGGAACCGTAACGCGGCGGGGTTTGCCGTGGGAGTCGACTCCGCCGATGCGTGCAGCCATGAGGTCTTTGTAATCTTTCGGTGCCTCTCTCGTCATGGCGTACTGCAGGAGAGCGTTGCCGGCAGCGAACACTGTTGCCAGTCCGATTACTTTGGCGAAGTTCGGATCGAGTCGCGGAATCGGGCCGGAGCTCGGCATCGGCTCTGCCTCTCCGCCCATGTGTTCGTACCACCACTTTCCGGATTCGAATACCTCTCTGGTTTGCCCGATACCGGCATCTTTTACCAGACGTATGTTGCCAGCAAACCAGGTGAACGCTCGGAATGCCAGTTGGATCGCGCTCTTGAATGTCCGATGCCACCAGCGTGCATCCCAATTCATCTGGCCGTATACGTTCTCTACTGAGTCCCATACCTTGCGGCCGATTTCTCCTTCGGTGATCTTGCCTGCTTCGATGTCCGCGCGCCGATCAATTAGCTGCTGGCTGTATTCCTTCAACCACGACGCCAGTTTTAGACGTGGAATGTAGTAGCCGAACAGCGGCCGCATGATCATCTGATTGGCAGCAAATGGAGTCTTCAACAATGCGGCGAGGTAGCGGTCTTCGGCGGCAGCCTGCCGCAGTCCTTCGATGCCGTGCAACCGTTCATCTTCGTGAAGCGAAAACTTGGCGCCGCTGGCGAACACTCGGTCTATCAGTTCGTTGGCTTCCGGATATTTCTTGATGAAGTCCTGTCCGCGTGTGGTCTTCAGAAACTGTTCTTTGTTGGTGGCGTAGCGAACCAAACTGGTGCCGAGGCGGTAGTCCTGAATGGGGGCAATGGGAGTCGAAGCAATATCTTTGATGCCTTCTACAGCTGCCGTCAGAGAAGCATTCCGGATTGCATAGTTCAGGTGCGTGAGTCCGCCGCCCACGTGTCCGCCCATGGAGGATACGGTAGTCGTCAGCGCGTGGAACGGCGACAGTGACAACCGGTAGGCAGTGAGGTGGTTCTTTACGGACATCAGGCCGTTACCGATGGTCGATTCCCGGATGTAGTCGTAGCTGAGCATGTTGCTCAAGAGACGATGCCAGTCTTCCCGCAGTGCCCATCGTCCAGCCTGCACCATGCCTTCGCCCGATGCTGCCGGGAAGCGCACGTTGCCAATCTTGTCTTCTACGAATTTGAAGCCGTCCGGCAGCGGTTTGCCCTGCTTGACGAATACTCGGCCACCATCATCCAGCGCGTCCTTCCACATTCTCTGTGCAGTGATGTATCGCCAGGCATCAGCCTGCGCCATCTGGAACATGGTGACCGGATTGTAGGAATAGGGCTCTCCGCCGCGCTCAATGCCTTCGCTCATGGAGTTGAGCGTCGACTGCTTCAGGAACCCTTTCGAGCCTTCCAGCGGCCGACTGCCGCGCTGTGCGCCAGTGCCTTTTGATTCTGGACGCCCGGGAACTTTCTTCCACAGCACCCGGAAGTGGTCATCCTTGTAGGTCAGCAGATGGTCGGCTAATTCTCTCAGTGGACCTTTAATCGATTCATCGGCCTTGAAGTTCTGGATTTTCTTCAAAAACTGCTGCTTCAGGTCTTCTGGAGTTAAATGCCACAATTGCTGTGCTTTGTCGCTAAGATTGGCTACCTGGGCTTCCACAACGGCGCGGTAGGTAGCGTCATCGGTCTTGCCCATGAAGTCGGCTATGCGCTGCAGGACTTTGCTGGGCTGCGGCTGGCCGGCTTTGTAGTTGTCGACGAACGCAATCTGCTGCTCACGCGGAAGCTTGTCGAATAGCGTCTGCACCTTGCCGAGTGTCTGTTCCAACAGCCAGCGATTTTTCTCTCTTGCGCCTGTAAGTTTCATGGCTGCATCGAGAGTCTTCGCTGGAATGCCGGCGCGCGGCGCAATCAGGTGCTTGAGTTCGGACAGCGCTTTTTCGAGGGTGAGACCAGCTTCCTGGAGGGCTGGTTTTATTTCCTTGGTGTATTCCGATTCAACAGCACGAGCTACAGCGGCAGGTTCGAACTGGCCAGAGGTTCCGGTAAGAAGAGATTCAGGCTCTTTAGTGGCTTGCGGCGCTACTTCTTTTGCTTCCAGTGCCGCGAGTTTTTGCTTCAGTGCTTCGTACTCTGGAGAGCCGGGCTGCGGCGCTACTTCTTCTTTCTTTTGTACCGCTTCTGCTTCAGGGTTGGACACTTGGGAAACTGGAGCACCGGTTTCGGCGGGTTTCCCTGATAGTCGGACATCTTCCTGGTTTCCTTCTCGGTCGGTGATGGCGATGGAATCAACTGTGAACTTCTTCCCGTGAGTGACGTCCATTCCCACATAGCGGTCCGCCTTTTCTGGCTTGACGTAGGCCACCGTGGCGTGCGGCTTGTACTCTTTGAACGTTGGCTCGATAAAGTTGCCGTGCTTCTCCAGTTCGGCATTGATTTTGTGCAGTTCCGGAGACTCGACTGGAGCGTTAATCACCGCTGCGCCGTCACTCGATTCAGAGGGCGGAAACTTCTCAGTTTTGCCGAGTCTGGCTTCGAACGGGGACAGTGAACTCAGATACTTGCGCACGCCCTCGATGTCGTCGTCCTTGATGCCGTACCGAACCGTTACATGGTTCCCGCCTACATCCTTGCCTTTGGCCGCAAGATCACCGTCGGCGATTCGCTGGCGGGCGGACTCTAGGGACTGGGCAGCTTCCGAACCTTCAGGGATATTCGTCTGGGTGGAGCGGTACTTGAATTTATCTGGCTTGCCTTCAGACGCATTTACTTGGCCCGAAGGCTCCTTCGCCCCTACTAATGGCTCAGCGGACGCAGGCTGAGGCACCAGTTGAGCAGGCTTGGCATTCTGTGGGGTACTCTGAGCCAAGACTGGCGTCTCTTCTTTATGGGGCGTAGCTTCGCGCTTTAGCCGTCTCGGGTTGATCTCCAGTGTTCCGCCCTTTTCTGGAGTCACCCGCACTATGCCCATATTGGGATCAGCGTAAGAGACCCTTCCGGAGCGCTGCTTCCCATCAGCTCCTGCCCAGGTTACGCGGTCGCCCTTTGAAAACTTCTCAGGCTGGATTTCGTCGATGTGAGACGTTCCATGTGGAACGTCAGTTGCTACGGATTTCTGGCCAGTGCGCTCAAGCCACTTCTGCCAAGCGGCGTCGTGTAGTTCGCGAGCCTTGGCTGCCCACTCCTCGTGCTCCTTATTGTTACCCTCAATTTCAGCTTTCCGAGCCTTCTTATAGACTTCGTGTTCGCGTGCATTCACATCAAACACGTCCTTCGGAATGATGTGAAGTTCGGCGCTCAGGCCGTTGGGCTGCTGTAGCTGGATGGCGTAGTGGTGGAAGTGGTAGGTATCGTCGCCCTTGTTGAAGAGGTCTTCCTCTTTGACGACCGGGAATTCTTTACGAACCGCTTCCAGAACCTTCGGTAGCGCGTCCGGGGAGTCGATCACAACTTGGCTTGCGAGGTAGTCTGGAATGGTGGATGCTGGCTGATCCTCCCCTTCTATTTTCTCCTTCAGGCGCGACGGGTTTTTCTCGTCGCGAACACGCTCATAGGTCACACCGGGGATGTCTTTGGTTACAGCTTCTAAGCGGTCTTCGTACTGCGGAGCGGCTTTCTCTGCCATCTTGTCTAACTTTTCTGGATTAGAAGACGGCTGTATAATTTCTCTGCCTGTACTCGGTTCTTCCTTACCTATTTGACTAAGACCTGTCTCATTTGCGGAAGCGCCTTCGACGCCGGCAGCTGGAAGGCCGCCATTCCCAGACGGACGTGCTCCCGTGCTTGCGCGGCCGCTCTCAAGAGCCAAAGACGAAACACCAGAGGAACCCAAGTCGCCCTTGTTTGTGATGGGTGTGGAAGAACTTTCATGGTTCCCCCCTCGCGCGCTACTGCTGCTAGAACTACGCGGTTCTGCTCCATGGATTGCGCCTATCCCAAGGCTGCGGTCAACTGTGTTGTCTGCGGAAGAGAGATTACTTTCCCCGCTAACAGGAAAGGTGGGCGGAAGTATTGCAGTCTCGGATGCAGGAACCTCGGGTACACCACTGGCTATATCACCGACGACGGACACCGACGGTTTACTAATGGCAGTTTTGTTCTCGCCGAGCACCGCCTTTTGGTCGAGCGCACTCTTGGGCGCAGCCTGCTTTCCAGTGAGATCGTCCACCACTCCAACGAGCGGCCGTTGGACAACCGACTTGGAAACTTCGCTATCCTTGACGCCGCCAGCCACCGGCGATGGCATATCCTTGCCACCCGGGCTACTCGTGAGGGGCGTTTGGGCTTTGACCGCTTCGTTGACCCATTTAGTGGCGATACTCTCTGCTGACTTTGGATTATCGGCAACCGCTACTTGCCCGTCTGGGCCAACAACTTTGCCTTTTTGCAATATCCACGACGCGATCCGTTGATGTGCTTCGAGGATAAGTTTTGGTTGCTGAGCGGCTGGCGCTTCCTTGATTGCTTCGGCGAGTGCCTGGACTACTTCGGGCGAGAGATTGTCTGGTCCTGGAACTGGCGGAGGCGGTGGCGGCTTAATTTCTCCCGAAGCTAATCCATCTGCCAGTTGGGCGCGCGCCATGGCTTCCGTGGCTACATCTGCAGAAGTTGGTGGCGGAGCGGGAGCTCGAGGAATCCTGGCGCCCACTGTGGTTTTCCCGACCTTCGCGGCAATATCGTAGCTTCCCGGGGTCTTCGCGAATCCGCCGGCGACTCGTCCGCCAAGTGCTTCGACGGTTCCAGCTGTGCCCTCTTCGCCCGTGCGCAAGGTTCCTTTCACGCCAAATGCAGCACCCATTAACGACGGCAGGAAGAATCCAGCATCACGCACAATCTGCTCAGTTGTGGGAGACGCCCCAAACGCCTTGGCAGTTCGCCCAGCCGCTTCTGATGCACCGAGACCAGATGCTTGGCCAGCAGCCAGTTTTACGGCATAGGGCAATGCCGCTTCTGCTGGAAGAGTTGTGGGGGCGAGAGTGGCGGGACCGAGCAACGGAGTTGCAGCTTCAATACCAGCTTCCCCAAGTTCCAATCCGCCGAGTGCTCGCTTGCCTGGTGTCGCGACATGCCCTAAGCCACTCGATACCTGTGGGCCGAGTTGCTTCATGCCGGTTTCGGCGCCAGGTGAGGGATGCGTGAGTACGTCAGTAAACATGCCAACCAGCTCGCGCGCGCGCTGGCCGAGTGTGGGCTTGGGCTGCTCGGCCTGATCTTCGCGGAGAGCCTCGGACATTCTCCGCTCTTGCTCTTCCTTGCTAGGTACTATCTCCGTGGTCTGCATGCCACCGCGGCGATGAGAGAGAGACGGCGGTGCGGCGGCTTGCGGGGTTTCCTGAATGTCATCCAGGGAAGCAATATCATCGAGCGAAGCCGTCCCACTGGCTTTCGCTGCTGACTGTTGTTGTTCCTGGATGTCGTCTAGAGAGGCGGTATCTGGCATTTAGGATGCGGGCTCGTGTTCGAAAGTGCCGTCTGAGTAGAGTTGTTTGATCTTCACGCGCTTGCCGCCCTTGAGCGTAACTACGTCGCCTACTTTGTGGCCCTTGAGTGCTTGGACGGGGGTTTTATTTTGTGCGGCTTGCTGTCCAGTTTTCCCCGGTACAGTTTTCCCCGGTACGGTTTTCCCGGCTGGCGCGGATTCGGGCTGATCGCCAGCAACCGAGCCTCCCAGTTCGCGGATTTGCTGCAGGTACGTTTCTTGGGCGAGTTGCTTGGCTTGGTTGAGCCTCTTTTCTGCGTTTGGGTTGCCATCCTCGACGTCCTTGTTGTACCGATCTTCTGCCGCGAGTAACGCTTTCTTTTTCTCTAGTTCTACTTTCGAGAAATCCGTTGGCGTGCCGCGCGTTTTCGCTTTGCGCTGCGCAATTTCATCTGCTGTGGGCTCTCTGCCGTTGTCCCGCCTGAATGCCGCTATCCAGGTTTCCAGTTCCGTTGGCTGGCGGTCGGGCTTGCTGAACTTCCGTTCCTTGTCCAACTTTTTGTTGAATGGACCGTCCGGGGTACCTGCTGCGATTTCGCGCGCCGCTCCGGACTCAATCGTTGTTGGCGGTCCTAGTGGCGCTGCGTCTTCCTTCTTGTTGTATGCGGGGATTTTTCTTCCTGAAGGCGTCATGTAATACGGGTTGTTCTGCTCGTCGCCAAACAGCTGCGTGCCTGGTTTATTGGCTTCGAGCGTGTCCTGGAAGGATTCGTGCTGCGCTTTGAAGTCGGCCAAAGTTTGCGAACGTGAGGTGTCGTAGTCGGACAAATCTTTTTCAGCGGAAGCGTAATCGGCCGTGCGAACCTTCTCTGCCTGGTTGTACTTCGAACGGATGATGTCCCCACCAACTTCCATGCCGACCTGTGGCTTGCCGGCAAAGCCTATTCCGAAGGCCGCACCGATACCTGCGAGTTTTCTTCCGAACGATGGCTTGTATTGCGGGTCATTCGGATTCAGCGGACGCGCGAGAGCGTCACGCTTCTGTACTAGGGCTGCTCTTTGAGCCGGATCGGGGGCAGTGTACGTTGGCGGGTTCATTGCTTTGCCGAAGCCGGGAGTAGCAGCAGCGGGTGTTGCTGGTGCTGTACCTGGAGCATAGGTATTGTCGGAGGCGTTCGACGGCGCACTCCGCGCAGGCGAACTGATAGCGTTGCTGCCAGGCTGACCGCTGCCCATGCCAAACCGACTCATGATGTCGGGGTTTGGCATAATACCGCGCAGCTTTCGCGCTACCTGATCCGTCGAGTCATCGTCTGTGTCTCCGCCGGCTAGCGCCGACCGGAGTCCTGCCATTGCGGAATCGACTATGCCCATCGGAGTCTCCTTCCCAAGAGACACGTCATGCGATCACGCCGCGCATGTTTCAGCGCGAGTTCGAACAGTGGACGCAGGACCGCGCGCAGCATTCGTGAGCGCTTTGCTATTGCCGCGATTCTCTGGCCATAGCGCAGATAGAACGCCATCACTACCCGCCCCAGCATGGTTCGCTTGAATTCATCGTTGAGCCACGAACGTAGCAGGTGAGTGCGCGGATCGTTCTCGCCATAGAGCGCTTCGGCTATCCAGCAACCACCAGCGTATGCTCCTGCAGCTGCCCCTGCTCCTTGCGCCAGATCCTGCCCAAACTGTGACCAGAATCCCGGCTGCTTCGCCACACTGGCCCTGGCGTCCATTGCGTTGGTCTGCAACCCAGTACCAGCACCCATCATCGGGGTATACATGCCAGGAACCTCTCCCAGCATGCCTGCGCCCTTCGTCCTCATGTCCTGATACGCGGCGTAGTCCTTGTTGGCCGTGCCTGCCATGTAGTCGGTGAGGTCTCGGCCGCGCTGCCGTGCCAGCTCTTTCCCCGTAGCGGCGATGTTTGCCGAGTTCGTGCCAGAGCGAAGCGAGTAGTTGTTTAACGTGTCCTGGACTGCGTTTTCGTTCGCGCCCAGCGCGTCGGAGGCTAACAGCCGCTGGCGAGAGAGATAGGCGGGATCAAGGTAGGGGTTTTTGTCAATGACGCCGTGAACGGTTGTGCGGAAGTCGCTTACTCCCTTTTCGACTCCGGACATGGCCTGATCTTGCACAGCCGCACCGCGGGCGTGCTGCGAGTCAGCCATTTGGTTGGCGGCTTTGCTGTCTTTCTTGCTCACGGCAACCTCCTAGGAGCACATATCGAACCAGTGCTCTGCATATTTGTTCCACAGGTAGTTGTCTTCGTACTCGGAATCTGTCAGACAAGAACTGCAGACTACGTACGTGGGTTTAACTTCCCGCCTGCCGATACCACGCTTAATCGGCGCGCGGCCAAGCTGAGACGTCTTGTGAGTACGATGTTTCTTGGTACTTGCAACGCCCCGCATAGGGTATGGTGTTGCGCTCAATGACAAGATCGAGCAGCACGTAGTTGCTAGGACAAGTAGGCATCGAAAGAGACGGCTCAAGGTCTGGTTTGGCAAGTGGCGTCACCTCGATCCTTGCTCTAGTTGAGCGTATAATTGGCACATATGCGACTTAGAAAGATTCCTGCTAGTTGGTCCCTGTCTCCGCTTACTTCCGAGAAAGCATGGTTTCTCGGATTGATGTTTGGCGATGGCAACCTCAATCGCAACGGGAAGTTGTCCAGCCTGTGTGGCGGAGATATAGATGTCCTTGAGAACGTCTCCGCTATTTTCGGCGGAAGCTTGCGTGTCCACTCTCATCAACGTCTTTACGTTGTTAATTTCTTCTCGCCAGAATTGTGGAAAGAGATGGCCAAGCAATTCGGATTGACTCCTGCCAAAGCGCACACCATGAGATTCCCTGTTGTGCCGTTCGATGTTATGCCCCACTTCGTGCGCGGTCTGTTTGACACCGATGGCAGTTTCTTTAATAGAAGGGAGCATGGAACCCTCCAATGTTCCTATGCATCTGCATCGCGTGGGTTCGTAGAGGATCTGCGCGTCGTCCTCGCCGAAAATCGAATCATTAAACGTAGCCGAGCGATTGTTAGAACGGGAGTGACGTGGTCGTTGCAATTGAACCAATCGGAATCCGTAAAGATGGGTTATTGGATATACACCACCTCCACCGCAGGGACGAGATGTTCTAGAAAGTACGAGGTGTGGAAGGCGTTCGTTGATCGTCCGCCACGCTCCTGCCAAAAAAAGGCGGAAATGGTTGCCTTTTATAGAGCAGGCTTTTCGACAAGAGAGGTAGCGAAGATCATTGGCACCACGTACGACACCGTAGAGGCCGCTCTTAGTGCGGCCGGAGAAAAGCAGCGGACCAAGTCTGAGGCACTCCGATCGCGCCTTCTTAAGGAAAGCTTGTTTATTCCAACGGAAGGTAGTAATGGGCATATTCTTTCATTGGACCTTCGAACCCGAACTTCTTCAGCAGCCAGGCAATCGATCGCTCAAACCCTTTGTGCACAAAACAGCGCACCGTCCTGATCTTTCGTAGCCGGAAGTGGCTGGCTAAGGGAACGCCTATCTGCCGCATGGCGTCGCGCGCAAACCGCGGGTCGCTGGCAATCACGAACAGTTCAGCGACCATCTCTCCCCCGATGGCGCCTACAATCTTTCCATCCAGTTCTCCCACCACGCAGCACAGTGCAGGTGGTTTGGTTGGGTCAAACCAGTCAAGAGTCTTCCCCACTCGCTTACACTGCGCCTGGTAAAGCTCTTTTAGGGCTGGGACGTCTTCTGGTCTGGCGCTGCGCCAGTGGAGGCTTCGGAAGGACATCCGCAATCAGAATTGCGCTGCGCATACTGGCGCAAAAACTCTTCTGCTGCTTCTTCAGCAGCGTGCTTTTCTTCGTGTTCCCGCAGTTCCTGCTCGATCCTAGCTTGCCGTTCCTCGTTGTCGGCAAAGGCAGCCAGATTCTGGATATGCCCGGAGCGCTCAAACGCTCCGCAGCACACCATCACAAACTCAATTCCTCCGGAGAGCAGGTTTCGTTTCAAACTGCCCGGCTTAATAGTGGCTTGGTGGCTCATTTCATCAAGTTGTGGCTGTAATAGCCGTCGGCAATGTAAGTCTTGGTGCGGCCCGCGAGGTGAAGTTTGTACACCGTGTGATGCCCAATGAATTCCCTGGTAATGCGAGAAGGGCCATTCTCGGTTTCTACCCTGTGTCCGGAAACAATCAGGAAGGCATGATCAAATCCTCCGCCGTCATACTGCAGGCTGTGCTCAGCAGAGCAGCCCCGCAGAACCAGGCCGTTCTCTCCCACGTAGCGAAAGCAAGGAATATCTGGCACCATGTCAATCCGTTCGATCGGCTCCGGCCCGCCGTCTATTCCGCGCAACACATCGCCCTTGCGGCAGCGGTCGTTGCGCTTCTTGGAGCCATCGAACATGGTGTTTTCGACTTCCCCGATACAGCAGGGTCCGCCTCCGCCTCCGCCTCCGACTCCTCCGCCACCCGCCGAGGTAGTGATTTTCCCGAAGTAAACGACAGCATCATCGGCGGTTACGGTTGGGTTGGAGGTTGTCGCGATGTAGGTCACTGCACCGCCCTGGCGCTTAAGATCCAGACAGTAGACGTAGAACGTTCCGTACGCGCCGGGATCGACGAAGCCTCCTGCATAAGCGACGTTTGGAGCCGAACCGAAAGTTTGCGTGGTGGCCGCGACGTTAATCCTGGTCGACGTTGCCGACTGGGTGAGAGGCTGAACGTTGGGCGTGTTGGCGGCATTGACTACGGTGAGGGATTGCGTGCGCAGCAGCCCTGACCACACCGCCACCACTCCACATAGCGCCGGATCGATCCAGTAAGCCCACGCATTCCAGTCGGAGTTGGCGTACTTGGAGCGAAAGCGCCAGTAGCGCGTCTGGTTGGCCCGGTCGGTAATACGGTAGTGCGTAGTCGGACTAGGACCGTAGGTGTCGACTGCGGAGTTGGCATTGAAATTAAGGTCCAGGGCGCTTTGCACCTGGTGAATTAGCTGGCGCGGACTGTGCGCTCGGAAGGCGCGCTCTGGCCGATCGTCGAAATCTAAATCTGAGGCTAGATGGCCGGGTGGACGGCGAAAGCGCCGGCGGAACTGTATCGGAGTTAACGATCCCGAAAAAGCCAGATCGAGTCTGGCATCCGGGTTAACTATATCCAGAATGAAAGCTCCATCCACTCCGACAACCGTCCACTGTGCGGCCCGCGGAGGCTGAATCCCACCGCGCGGCGCAGGAGAGTTTTTCAGCCCGCCCGCGATACCGCCTATCCTGACCGTGGCCGGCTCCTCGCGTTCGCTTGTGTGATAGCCGGTAAAGGATTTGTGGGCCGCACTGTCCTCGATCAAAGCTTCCAGCATCTGGCGCAGTGCTGGATTCCCTTGCGAGGCTGCTTCCAGGTCAAACCGGCTGAGTTGGTTACTGGGCATTTGGCCCTCGGTTCACCATCTCGTTCGCATTCTTCGGGCCAGCGCCGATCTGATTGGCATAGATCACTGCTTTCAGGAGTTCGGCATAAACATCGGGCTTCGCCTCGTTCGAGAAACGCAGCCGGAAGCGGTTGCCCTGCTGTCCAGATACTCCCTGGCCCATGTCTTCAAAGGTCTGTTTCAGCGAAAACGTGCGGCTATTGAGGTCTAGATTGTCTTTGTCGTTCATGCTGCGGAAGAGCCTCACCGCCAAGTCGCCATCGCCGCGCGCCGTGACTACCACTCCATTGGCTTGCCAAAACAATCCCGTGGTTGTCGAAGTGAACGCCGTCTCGTATACCCAATCGATGCCACTTCCGTTGTCGTTGTAAATGCCCGGGCAAAGCATGTTCACCAAGCCGTCGGGCGCGGACGAGGCAAACAGCAGTTGAGTATGCAGAACGTCCCGTTCAATGATTTCCTGATCTTGTGGCTGTGGTGGCGGATTTGAGCTGAGGTCGCGCTCCAGACGAACGGCCTGCGTAGCCGGAATATCGTCTATCGACCACTTGCGACTGTTGGGACTGGCAACCAGTTTTCCGGCAATCGGTGACCAGTGTATTGGCGGATCCCAGCCTTTCAGGAAGTTCACCGTGAAAATCTTGTTGCAGATGGTCGAGTCGTCAAATGGAACCCCAATACGGACTTCGTACTGCTCTTCATCGATCTGCACCCAGATGAGGTGCCGGTACTGCCAGTTGATCCGTTTCCACAGTTTGACGATCTCTTCGCCTACCCACAGTGGCAGGTCTCCGGTAAACATCTGCGGTCCAGAACGATGTGCAAAGAACAGAAATGATGCCCCCACATCTACGGCGCGGACGCCGCACGGGCCTTTCTTGTCCCAGCGCTTGCGTACATTCCATGTGGCTGGGTCGTTCGGGTTCTCCGTGACTACATGTCCGGAACGTTCTTTCAGGGCATACTGCGTGCCTTTGTATTCGCGCCAGGCGATAGCTCTCTGGCCATTGTCCTGAGCCACTTGGACCAGCCCTGTGTCCGCGTAAACTGATTCGAAATCTCCCGGCAGCGAGACCATGAAACCTGACGGATAAAGGTTCGTCTGGTAAATCATCCGGTTTAGCGACTCCGCGAAGTAGATGTCCATCGCTGGTGGAACTTTGGTTTTTCGGAAGAAGTCAGTAACCGCAACTGCGCCCTCGAGGTAGTCATCATCGAAATTGAACACTGCGCTGGTGGTCGCATTGTCATTGATGACCGTGGAGGTTTGGCTTACGCCTGAGCGGGAATCGTTGACCGGGATGTAGAAATACCGCCCTCCGGAGTTGTCGCCGGGAAGAGTAAATGCGGCAATGCGACGAATCGTGTGTACAGGTCCGATGGGGATATTGTTACAGCGCAAGCTTTGCGCAGAAGCTCCAGGAGTCACCGCTATCGGCGCACCATCGTCCATGCCCTGAATGTAGCCAGAGCGTGTTTGAAACAACCAAACCATGTAGCGCGTGCCAGTGCAGATATTTCCGGCGCTGCCACTTGAAACAGCGCTTGGCGTCGATTCTTTCCAGATAACGCTGCCATCGTTTACCGTCGCACCCGCACCCGTAGGAAACGCTGGTTGCGCAGCGCCACTGGTGCCGGGCTGGATACAGCGGTACTGATGCCCATTCACCGGATTAGGCGTAACGACTTCGCCGAGCAGGTAAGCCTCTCCTGCCTGCCAGCTCTGCCCCATCAGGTGCAAGGAGAGCGGATCCACGGTCGGCGGCGAGACAGCGCCGTTGATTACAAGGTTTGGCCCAAGTGGACTTTTCAGATCAGTGATGGTGGCGAAGCCTTTGTTGAAGGCGGTCGCCATCTGAAGGAATGCGGCGGCGGGCAGGGTTAGTTGAGCAGGCGCAAGTGGGGTGAGGATGCCCGATCCAACCGGATTCTCGTAGTAGAGTTTCCCGGCGGCATCGAAGATGATGGGAACCTGGAGTTCGGTAGTGCCATGAACATAGATTGCCCACAAGCCCGTAATCGGCTGGTCCTGGGTTGGCGTGACCATGGTCTGCTGCACGCCAAAGCGGGTAACTACCGATGTAGGCTTGTAACGGCAATTCTTTGCGACCTTGGCCACGCCCATAGGCAGCGTGGTCGGGTCTTCCAAGGCAATGACCGAACCCCATCGATCGTAAATGTGGGGTTGCGAGCCTTGAAAATTCAGCGGGCTAGACTCCTAGTGGCCAGTAAGCCTCGAGCTGAATGTTGGCATCACCCGTCACCGCGGCGTTGTAGGCGCCGGCTCCGAGCTCGGTGTTGGCGGAAGAGAATTGCTTGATTTTCCCGTCCGTCATACCTGTGCCCAGCACGAATTCCGCACCGTTTCCACCCGGGTTGCCGATGATGTCGACTACATCCGGCACGCGCGATGGGTAAGCCCCCGGAAGAAACTTCGGGTTGGTGGCAGCCGACAGATTGGCAGTATCCCCGCCAGTCGGGTAGTTGCCGCTGAAAGTGGCTTTATAGGTGATGCGCTTTTTACGGCGCGAAGTATCGACAGAAACGACTTGCAGAGCAACGGGCATTTTAGTTTTCCTCCTGCGCCCAAATGCTGGGCGGGTTCGGTTGGTTTAGTTACTCAGGTGCAAGCGCCGCCGCGATCTTCCGCGACGGGTAGTACGTCCGATCCGGCGCACCTTGGCCTGATCAGATTTCACAAACTTGGCAGTAATGTCGTCGAGGTTTGACTGGGCTTCAGAACCGTAGTTCTTGTACCAATTGTCGTTGCCCTTTTCGATGCCAATAAGGCTGGCGGTTTTAAACGCCAGGATGTGCATGAAGCCGGTCATGCGAATCGGGTCGTCGGGAGTGACAAACTCAGGGAACATGAATTCCCCTTCAAGCCGCAGGTCCATATCGATTGTCGAAGGCGTGACGAAGATGGTGCCCAGCCGCCAGGCAAACCCCTGCAACCCCTGAATGTTCTGTACGTCCGGAAGGTAGTCGAGTTTGGGTACCTCGGTGTATTTGGTGTCGTCGGTGCCTTTCTGCTTCCACCATAGTTTCGTCGGATCGATCAGCATCTCGAGCGGCTGCTTTGCTCCCTGATAAGCAGTCAGGTCTCGGGTTCCTGCCGGCACTCCGGGTATGGTGATGATGGCTTCGTCGAATGGCATATCGGTTTGACGAAGCTTGTTGAACAGCCAGTCCCACGCCTGCTTGAACTGGGCGAGGTAGTTGAGCGGAGTACACCAGTTTCCGAGCGGATCTCCCACCAAGGCGGAGATGCGGCCGAAAATTCCTTTGACGTCGCCCGTGCCACCCTGCGACGGCGTAGCCGGCGAAGCACCGCCGCCGCCGCCCCACGTTCCTCCAAAGACTCCGCCAAATCCGCCCATAGTTTTTCCCTTAGTGCGTGTAAGTGGATACGTTCGACATGCGATTGATGATCAGCGGCATGCCAACCATCTCTATGTAAATCCGCCAAGTTCCGGAGGGAACGAGGGTGGACATGTTGATAGAAGTCGTGCCGCGCGCGATGTTGTCTTGCGCGAGGTAGAGGTTCCCGGCGTTGTCGCCGTACCAGAGCGTCCAGTGATGAATTGTGGTAGTTGAAGCGTAAGTTGCATCCGTGGGATTCAGCGCCCAAGTCAGCGTGTCGCTCGATACCGAGGCTGATGGCCGGTAGCAGTTGTCCACTCCAGTCTCCACCGTCATGCCTTCTTCGTAGTCGTTCCAGTTGATCTGCATGAACGGTAGCTGGTTGCTGGTAGAAAACCCGTTCGCTGCCGGCTTTGCGGTAGTGAGTACGAGCACTTGTCCGCATTGCTGGGCGATGACGCGATTTGATCCCCAGGACGCATTGTTGTCGTCAAAGCCTTTCCAGAATCCTCCAATGGCGATTTTGGAGGGGTTGGCGATCGCGGCTGCGTAGAACGTGTTCGAGTATGAGGTTCCGCAGGTGACCGAATCCCAGCAAAACTGGTTGGAGGCTGAGTAGGTCGGCGGTGGCTGCGGCCACATGTAAGCCCCGTCGTAGCCTGCCTCGGTGAAGTTTCCAAACTCCTTCACCAGTTTCATCGGCTTCGAATAGGCGGTGACATGGCTGTGCCATGCACTCAGAATTGAGCTCCAGTTCGAGCCTGACCAGGAAGTTTCGTCGATGAAAGTAGTGACAATGGGATTGCCTGAAGCATCGGTAGCGTAGTACGGCTGCTGTGACCAGTTGGCATTGATGTAATCAAACAGCGCATTGCCCACGTTGATCAGGCAGGTAGTCTGGTCGGTAGAGCCCGTGGGGCATCCTCCAAGGACGGCGGTGCCATTCTGCAGTGCCCCTTTATCCAGCATGATGAGGAACTTCAACGGGTACCCGGGGCGGCTGGCCAGGTCGGCAGCTTGGGCAAGCACGGTGTTGTGGTTGAAACTTTGCGCCGAAGAAGTTCCGTACCAATCAGGCGAGACAATATCGAAGCCTGCAGCAATCATCTGGGAGTGCTGAGTGGCAACGACGGAAGCCAGGTTTTCGTTGTAGCCAACACTCTTGTGGCTGGCGAGTCCGAACCATGGCTGCGTAGCCGCAATCATTTTCCCGTTCCAGTTCGGGTAGAGATACTGCTTCACGCTGACCGTGGACATGTGGCCGGGTGGCGGGGTGACTACCTGCGTCTGGGCCGTGGTGTTAGTCGCTTTGGTGTTGAATCCGGTAAAGGCGGCGGTGCAGTAAGAAGGGTTGCCGATGGCTGCGCACGCAGCGGTATTGTTCCCAGTCTCCTGAGCCAGGGTAGTGGTTATACCTAACGGCGAGCTGAGACCGCCGTAGCACTGGTACTGAATCACATCCGAGCCGCAGGAACTGATACTCAACGTTGTAGCGGACACGGTGAAAGTCGGCACCGAGTGTGCTGTGGTGTCGATCGGGAAGCACATCGGCGGATTGGTATAGGTACCTTGGAACAAATAGCTGGCCGAACCTGCCGAACAAGTTAGCGCGCCCCGCTGGTCCGTGTTGCTGGCCGTTCCAGTACCGATAATTCCGGTGATATTGAGGTTCCCGTTGACCTGCTGGGTGCCGTTCATCGTGGCCGAACTAATCACAGGACTATTGATTTGCGGGTTGTCGCGTAACACGAGTGGGCCAGCGCCAGTCTGATCGCTCGTATTCAGCCACTGCCCACCATTAATCTGCAGCCGATAAGTTGAGAACGCGGTAGCCGGCGTCTGGCCACCCATCAGCGCGTCGACCAGAGTCAGAAATGGGACCATCTCCAAGTCCCAGTTAATTTGCAGATGCTGCGGCACACAGGTTCCGGTGTTGGGAAGCTGGATATCGGCCGCGTTAGGGCAGCCTGGAAAGCTCGTAGCGGGAGCGAATTGAGCTACTGCCAAGCTTGCGTAAAGGAAAATGGCCGCCAGCAGCGGCCCTCGTTTCAGAAACTGCATAATGGGGTCTACTCCGAATCCGGGGTGGCTTGCTTCTTCCCTTTCTTGCTGGCGTGCTTCTTGCGGTTGCCTTTCTCATCGACCATGGACAGTTCCGGATCGAGGCCAAGCTCGTCTAACACTTGCGGCTTGAGCCGGCGAAGCGAGTTGTTTTCCGCCTCGATCATGCCTAGCAGGTACGCCTGTGCCGGATCCCATACGTATCCGCAATTCGCGCACAGCACGGCTCCGACAGCGCCTTCCTTCTTGCAGACTGGGCAGGGATCGGCGATTGAGGCTTCGTCGCGAGAGATTTCGATCCAATCCGGCTTTTGCGCCAGTTTGCCAATCTGGTGGAGATACATGGCGGCGCGGCGGTGGGCTTCGTTGACATCGTTGAAGCCGATACGGTTGGGCGCCCGGTAGGACGTATTGGCAATCCTGACCAGCGATTCCATGTTGCTGACCATGCGCGTGAACGCGCTCTTCAGCCGCTCCATGACAGCTTCGTGCGTGCGCTTTTCATTCAGATTGTCGAAGTGCTTCCATGTGGCCGCCCTGGGATCCTGGGGCGCGACGTCGCCCACGTAGGAGACCACTCCGCCAAAGGCGTACAGCTGCTGTTCGCACTCCCGCGCCAGGGCCGATGGAACGTGTTCGCGCGGGATGAACATGGCGCCGCCGCGGTCGGCAATCGAGAAGCGGTAGCGCCGCAGGATGGTTCGCCGGTAGGGAATCGCGCGTTTGTAGACGCCTTCGAGCAGGCCGATTTCCGAAGGAAACCGGAATACGCGATTCTTTTCGTTGGCCAGCGCTTCCTCGAAGTCTTTGGGGAAGGGTGCGCCTTCGATCTCGAAACCGTTCTCAAACACTGTGCCATCGGGCCGCAGCGTGAAGGGATTCATGTTCAACACTGAGCACGGCGGCACGCCTACTTCAGACAGACGCCGGTCAATGTCGATCGCCAGGTCAAGACACGCCCGAATCTCTTCGGACATTTCTGCCTGCCGTCCAGCAGGGGTGCCGCGCAGCGGGTCTACCTCCGGAAAAGCGGAGGTAAAGTTAGCTGCTGCTTCATCCCGTAAATCTCGAGCAATTGTGTCACTTGGCATAAATAAAAAAGGCTGCGCTCGGCAGCCTGTCTCCTCTCTATCGAATTACAAAAGCGCCGGGGCACCGTCTAGCCCGATGCCCCTCACCGTAGCTCTACCCTGCGAACAGGGCTAAGGCTCCACGGCTGAACTTAGTTTCCTATGTGCCCGATGTTGTACCCGCGGGCACGCAACCTCTCTTCAATCTTGGTGCGCAGCCGGCCACCCTCCCGGGACGATGACCATACTGGCCCGGCTACGTCTTTGAAAAAGGCTTTGGATTCGGCCTTGAACTTCTTTTCCTGCTCTTCGGCAGCGTAGATGGCGTTATTCACGCGCGCGCGGAAGCGTGATTCGACCGTGCCTTTTTTGTTTTCCAGCGTGTCCATGTAAAGCTGGTAGGCCATCTGCAAAGCAGAGATTTCCGGCACGTGCGCGGTAGGTCCGGCGATGATGTCGTAGAGGCCGAATTCTGGGTAAGGTCCGAGTTCCGCGACTCCGCCGCGCATAGTTCCAAAGCGCTCCCACGCTTCCTGCCCGCCGGGTGCTACCAGGTTCGCGGGATACCAGCGTTCAAGTATCCAGCCTTCAATGTTGGGATAGGCTGGAACTTCTCTCAGTCCGGTCTCTACGGCAATGGGCTTTTCGCTCGATTCTCGGAAGCCGACAGAATGCTTTGTTCCAACTCCTTCAACGTAGCCGCCGCGGTCGGCCAGCGATGAGCCTTTGCGCCAGATTTTGTGTTCGCCGCCGACTTTCATGTAGCGGTCCTGGGCTATGCACACGCGGAGCATGGGTTCGCCGTAAGGATTTTTCCCGCCTAGCTTCTTGCAGAAATCGGCTATCGCCTTTGGCGTGGTATGAGTTATGTGCAGGTCGTCGCGGTGGATCATTCTTTGAAGTAGTCTCTACCCGGTTTCAGCTGATCGATTTTCTTGAGTTGTGCGATGTATTCGTCTTGCGCTTTCTGGAACCATTCGCGCTGGTAAATAGCTGCGAACATTTCCCAGCACACATCGCAGACGTACTTATTGTTGAGTTTCTTTCTCAGTTGTTTGTACTCATCGATGGGACAATGGCAGTCCTTGATAGAGCACAGCATGGGAGCCCCAATAAAAAACCCGCCACTCGGGCGGGTTCGGTAAAACCATGCGAAACGGGTCAATGGACAGCGGATGTGACAATCTTTTCCATCTTTTCCACGGCACCATGCGGTTTCGCGATTTCAGCGAACAGCCGCTTTACCTCGGCTTCGGTGGCGAGGGAAACTGCCACGAGACTAGGGGTTGCTTGTGCTCGACATTCTCTGCACACATTCCGCTTGCTTCCTGGCGCACCAAAGTTGATGAACTGCTCAAACGGCTTAGCCTGATGACACACCCGACAGGTTTTCATCTTACCGTTGATCGCAACCGGGAAGTTGTCGCGCGGCTTCATTCCGAGTGCTTGCAGCTTCTCAGGGCTTGCGTTGAGTTGATGCGGGCAGCACCCGTAGTATCCCTTGGCTTGGTTGCAGTTGTGACAAAGCGTCTGGAAGCCAGCAGGAAAATTGTTCTTCACCAGCCATCGGTAATAGTTCCCGTGCGTGTTCATCGTTTTAATGTGCTTCGATCCGCCGCCGTGAATGTGGTCTATCGAAAGGAACGCTGGCTCATCGATCCCGCAGCACACACATGCTTTCCCGTAGTGCTCCAGGATTTGCTGGCGCAAGTTGCGCATGTCTTCGCGACGCCACGCTCGTGCACGAACAATATTTTCCTTCCGCCAATCCTGTGTCGCCTTGCGATGGCACGGCTTGCATCTACCGTAAGGAACCAAAGGAGATGTAGGTGTTCGACCAGGCCGAAAGTAATAGAATTCTTCTGTCCGTGGCTTATCTTCTCCGCATGCCGGACAGCGCTTGGTTTCTTTCATATAAACACTCCAGAGCAGGATGTTACTCCTGCTCTGGAAATTGTCAACACCATTCGTCATTAGTTACCAGCTGGCACTAACAACGAAGTTATCGAGCCCACAGCTCGCGGATTGTCCACGTAGGTCTGGTATGCGTCCACAAGGAACGAAATCCAGCCGCCGGTCAGCGAGCCGTTGGTTCCATAGCGACTTGTTACTCACCGTGTAGGTGGGTGCGGTCATTTCTGCCGCACTCTCATGGTTCTTGTTCCCATGAGACCGGACTATTGCATCACCCGCGAGGGGCGTTCCTTCGCTTAGTCTCTCACGCTGCAAGAGGAAGATCCTCAGCTTGCGCCTCGTTGGCATCACAGCTTCCGAGTCCATCAGAAGGAATTTTCTCATCAGCATTTCGGCTGAGAGCGACCATGTTACTAATCGGAAAAACTCGCTGGCCCTCTAACTCGTACCAGAACGGCGGGTCGCCCCATTTCACCTTGCCCCAGACCTTGGTGTTCATCAGGTCGATTCGAGTCTGGTCAGCGTGGATGTTTTCCACCCACGGCTTGCCCGAGACTTCCTTCTTCCCGCGGAACAGCAGATCCATGCCATCAGCCTTTCCGCCTTCCAGCGGAATGTACTGAATCTGGAAGCCAAGCTCTTCGTAAGCCTGGCCCTGGGAGGGGTGAGTGTGGAAGAAGATGCCGGTTAAGGCATCGTCGCCGAGCGCCTGCCGGATCTGGTTCATGGCCAGACGGAGCAGAGGCTGTACGAGGCCAACCGAGCCAGCGTTCACACCGTTGGCTTGCGTGTAAACGTTGGAGCGATCGATTCCCATCAAGGTTCCGGTTGCACTCGTCGAGTGGAATACCGGGATGCCGTTGATGAAAATGGGCGTGCCCTGCTCGACACCAGCCACCATGATCAGGTCGTTGGCGACCGTGCCGGCGGGCACAGCGTCTACGGTGATCGTCTGGGTTGAACCCAGGGTGTTCTGGATTTTCAGGATGCGCATGGTACCGCGCAGAACGTTGCCGGTCGGGTTGAAAACCTGAACGGTTTGGTCCTTAGCAAGCAAGCGCGCCCCGAAAGGCGTCGAAGCCAGAGTGATTGGGTTTGCGCCACCACCAGCATAGGTGGAAGCGACAGTCGCCAACTGGCCCGTGCCAGCGGTTTGGAGGAATACGTCGCGGAAGCGCCGGAGAGCGGCCGCAGCGTCGGCGATGTTGTCATTGACCACATCGACGGTCGCCACGTCTTGGCCTTTCCCAGTCAGTTCCACCAGCTTCGTGAGTTCCAAAGGAACCGTGAAAGCCAGCGGCGTGACTTGGAAGAGGTCGTAGCCGGTCCCGGAGCCGCGCGGGAAATCGCCCTGGTCAAGGTTGATCTTCGACACCGAGCCGGGCAGGTTGGTCTTGAGCGGAATACGGTAGTTACGAGTTGAAACTCGTTTCGCCCGTCCGCGGTCCTGGATCATTTTGTCCAGGGTGCCTTCCTTCTCCACCATGAGAGGAAGGGCTTCCGAAACTGCTTCGAGTTGAACCGAAACAGTTCCCGCACTAGTTAGAGCAGGCAATGGAGTTCTCCCTTTCTGCGCCTAAGTGGCGCTAAGTCTCAGTCGGTGAAGGTTTCACGCAGACGTTTGCCACTTAAATCCGTTGATTGGCCTGTCCGTGAGGAACGCCATCTCTTCCCGGTCCGAAGGCACATCGCCCGTCTGGGCTTTGTACTGTCGGCGGAATTCAGGCAAGAGTTCGTGTTTCTTTGGGACAGGCGGGGGCGTAGGTACAGCGGTGCCGCCCTTGGGCTCGGATTTAGAAGCGTCGATCTGCGAGGCTAACTTGGCGGATTTCGCGTCTTGAGACTTTTTGAAGCTGCCTTTGGCTTCGTTGATGATGGGACGAGCGACATCGGCCAATATCTCCTGCACGTTGCGCATAGCCAGGGCCACACGCTGTTTCAGGACGTCGTCAGAGATGCCTTGCCCTTTCAGAGAGCGAGCCGCGCGAACGTAATGCTGGTTCGCAAGCAGGCGTTCCGCTAAGGCTTCGGCGATTCTGGCTTTGGCCGTTTCCCGGTTGAAGTCGGGAACGTCCATCTTCTCGAGCAGCCGATCCATCAGCGGGTTTAGCCGCTGATCGACGGTAGTTTCAAACTTCTCTTCAAACGCTACTTGCTCTTGCTGACGGGCCTGCTGCTGGTCGCGAGCCAGCTTCTGTTCACGCTGTTCTATATCGGCCAGTCGTTGTTTCACATGCTCTGGAATTTCCTCTGACGCCTGAGAGCGAGCAGGCGAAATACGCTCTTTGAGGGTGTCCAGGGCTGCGAGAAGTCCTTGCGCGTCTTCTGCTTCATCGCCACCTTTGGCGACTTCTTTCTGAAGCTGTGCGCGCTGTACATCCAGGGCAGCGTTCAATAGGGGCAACACTTCGGCAGGAACCTGCCCGCTGCGCTGCATCTGCTGGATGGAATAGTTGGCGACGTGCGTATAAACGCCGTCGAGGAAATGAGCGAAGGATTCATGCACCAGTTGCTTGCCGTCCGGCCCTGTTACCGGATTGCCCGCCTCGTCGACCATCAGGCTTTGCTTGGCAATCTGTTCGAGTACGCTGCGGGCGTCTTCCGGCTTCTGAATCGATTGGAAGCTGTCGCGAATGGGGCCATACGCGGTCGCCAGCTCGTTGGCTTCGGCGGCCTGCTCCGGCGTGGTAAAGATTTCCTGATATTTGACGGCTTCGGAGGCCAGGCGAGCCGTCTTCATTAGCTGGCCCTTGAATTCCGGATTCTTCTCGAGAATCGGCTTTAGGTCGGCATGCTCGGCGAGTGCCTTGGGGCTGAGTACGCCTTCTACCTCTTCGCCGGCCATGAGTTCAGTCTCGAGTTGTGCGAGCATCTCTTTCTGCTCGTCATCGAGGTCGGCAGGTTCGGCGGGAGGAGTCTCGGGCTGTGCAGGCTCGGTTTTCTTTTCTACGGGCGTGGCAGGTTGCGCAACTTCGGTGGCAGGCGTCGCCGGCGTGGCTGGCTGCGCAGTTTTCTCAGCTTTTTCGCGAGTGATACGCGCTAAGAGTTCCTGATCGCTCTCACCGGCCTTGTAACTGATTGGCTCTGGCGTCGCTGGAGCCGCAGGCGTAGACGATGGAGTTTCTACCGCCGGAGTCGATGATACGGATTCGCTACTGACCGGAGGTGCTGCGGGTGCTGCTGGTGTTACGGCTTGTGTTGCCATAAATAGAAAAGCCCGCGCGCGGGCGGGCTAAACATTCCTTTCTTCAGGTTGTGCTCAGAACGTCATGGGTTTGCTTGGGCTGGCGCTGCCGGTGCTTCTCCCTCAGAAGCACCAGCGGCCAGTTGCTGTGCCGCTTGCTGCTTGATTTGCTCTTGCGTGGCAAACTGCACAGCAAGCCGGTAGTACGCGCGAATGTTCTCAAAGGCTGGCGGATCGGTTTGCGCCATCTGCCAATGCTCTTCTGCCCACTCCTTCACCACGTCGACCACATCTTCGAAGGGCGAATCGAAGTCAGAATCAGGCAGGCGAGTGGGCATGAACATCATTTGCCCGGGCACCATCGGGTTAGGAACCTGCTGCATCGGAACGCCCTGGTCGGCGTCCTGGATCAGCTGGTTGATGACCTGCAGTACCTTCTTCCGCTTCGCATCTTTGGGGACAACCATGTTCGATGGCAGCGTATAGAGTGCTACGATTTTCTGATTAGTCGGCACCTCGAGCATGGCCTGGATATACAGATTGTCTTTGGCCATCTCGATGAAGCGCTCGATGCGGTCGCGAATCTCGGCGTAGGTCTGCGGGAATCCCTGGTCAGTCTCCGGATGTGCGTGGATCTGGCCTTTCATGTTGTCGAGGTCAACGGCGCGGTTCTGGAATTCGGTGCCATCGTCCTTGATGGTGTCGCGCAGTTCCCCGCCCATGTTCTGGATCGTGGTTTTCACGATGATCATGGCGCGCTGCGCGTGCTCATCCCTGATCTGATCCCAGAACAATCCCAGGCGGCCAAGGGCGGTATTCAGTTGCTGCTTCTGCCCGGATGCGGTCTCAATGTGCGGATCACCGGAGCCCCCGAACACCTGCGGTGTGACTCCCGAAAGCAGCTGCGCCAGGAATACCAGCTTGTCGCCATAGTCATAGATGTGCTGGTCAATATGAATTTCCGGCTGAAACATCAGGTCGCGGATTGGTACTTGGCCTTGCGAGGTTTTCCGCTTAATTCCGGTAATCACTCCTGGCGGGAATGGCTTGCCGCTGAGCGCCTTGGTGTCGATTACGTCCTCATCCGTGATCAGCGATGGGGAGGCGTTGCGGTCCATGTGCTCATGGGTGATGTTGGCGACGTCGTTGATGCGCTCCTGAACTTCGATAGCTGAATCGCCCACGGCCGGCGGGAACAGTCCAAACTCGTGTGCATCGAAGGCTGCGCAGTGTGTCCAGTGATCGGTTAGTTTTTCCGGGCGCGCTTCTAGGAAGACGTCGCCAACTGAAACCAGCTTGCAGCCCTTGGGGAAGCGAGCCTTTAGCCGCTGGGCCATGGTTTTGTCGTCGAGCACGCCAAAGGCTTGCGGCGTAATCCAGCAGCGGGAGAGTGTTGGCATGATCTCTCCCGTCATGTTGTTTCTGCCGCCCAAGGCCGAATAAACGTGCTGGCGGGCAACCCGCTCAAGTTCGCCTTCAATCGAGGAGCCGGTTGTCGACTGCTTCAGTTCATCCCAGGCATCCGGATACATGGACCGGAGATAGCCGATATCGATTTCGTCCTGCAGATCGAGAATAGGAGTCTGCGAAATTTTCTTGGCGTTCGGAGCGGCATCGACATTCAGCGGCCCGAACAGATCAACTGCCGTCATGCCGTTCGGCACTTCCTGCTGGCCTACTTGGGTAGGCATAGGCATGGTTTCGCCCGGGTAGAAGTCCGATTCCGTCATTTCGTGGCCGCAGTTCTTGCATGCCGGGATATTTATGCCAGCCGCAGGTTCTTCATTGCCGCACTCGGGACAAACAAAGCGGTCCGGAGTCACCTGCTGGGGAACGTCCGCATATACCGGTTCCTGTTTCGTTCCCGCGCGGTCCTCGTCGACGATGTAACGCGTGTAGGAGAAGTAGGCGCCGGCAAGCCAGAGCAACAACAATTCCTGCTTCTGTAGCGTCTTGATGTTGTTCTTACGTTCGACGATCGCGACGACATCGGAGGCATCTTTCGCGGTCGAGAGGTCGTCTGGATCGGAAGCATCATCCGGGAAGAAAGCAGTTTTCGGGATGTCTGGCGACAAGCCTGCAACGAATCCGCCAGTCAGCATTTGGTAAACGTTGTTCGTGAACTTATAGAGGTCAAGGTCTTCCGGATCCTCTTGGCCTTCAAGGGCTGCTTCTATGGGATCGAACCACTGGAAGTTTTCAGGGTCGAAAGCGATGAACTGGTTGCCTTTGAAGAATTCGTACGCCTTGAGTACCCGGCGGATTACCTTGCGGCGAACTGTATGCCACTTCTCTTTGTAGAGGCGGCGCACCCGCATGAGCGACTGCTTTTCCTCATCGGGGATGCCTTCCTGTTTGCGCTTCTCTTCCGGCTTGCCCGCCATGGGAGCGTCGGGGGTTCGCTCCTGGCCCTGCTCGGCAGTTTGCGGAAGCACCGAAGCGGCGCCGGAATTCGATGCCTGATCTGGAATGATTCCGTCAGAGACAATGGCCATGGGTTATTGGTGAATCTGGATTTTCTCTGAACCTTTCCTGTAGGAAAGGCGGGTACGTTTACAGCCCGCGGGAGGACTGGCTTGCACGTTTTTGCAGCCCTCGAGCACGACATCGCTCACGATGGCTTCTTTGGGTATGACGACGTCCGGCAAGCGCACATCGATCTTGTGTTTCATGCAGCCAACCGAAAACAGACACAGCAGTAACAACAGACTACGCATTTACGTTCCCGTTTCTGGATGAGGTTGAGTTGCCGGCTGAACCGCTGCTTTCCCCAAGGCTTCTGCTTCGGCCATCAATCCGCGAACCTGCTCTCTGCCTACTTCTCCCGCCGAACGCGCTACCTTGCGGATGTTCTTGGCCGTGATCATCCGGCCAATCTTCGAGGCCCGCCCGTTGGCTTTGAGTAGCAGGCTCTGCAAACTGTTGGCGTCTTCCCGCTGTTGCGCATCACTCGGCTGCGGGCTGGCAGTTTCGTGGTCAACTGGCGCCGTGGGTTCATCCTTCCACATGGGCATTCCGAAAATCTGTTTGTGCAGACGGTTCCAGACTTGGCGGCGTTCAGTGTCGAGGTTCGCAATGATTAAGTCTTTTTCGGCCAGTCGCGCCTCGTACTGGCGAACCAACTCGTCGTGCATGGAGCGGGAAACGAAAGGGAATCTCACTGTCCGTCGACTCTCTCCCCGGTGTTGCGCTTAACCTGAATCGCGCGATCATCGTAGAATTCCACCATGTCGAGCGTCTTCAGCGCCGTGACCGGAAGCTTTTGCCCGATGTGCTTCTCGCACCAGGCTTCGATATATTTCTTCGCCGAAGCGGCCTGATCCGCTTTCGATACGCGCGCCGTAAAAATAACCACCTTGCGCTTCTGCCGTAGCCACATCTTCACCCGCGTCAGCATGCGCGGGATGGGCCGGCCTATGTGGTCGATACCGCGCCACTTGTCGTAGAAGGCGAGTGTCCCGTCAAGATCGACTGCGATAGTTCCGTCGTGTTCGTTCACTTTGCTCTCAATCTGGCACCCAGCCCGCCGCGGGAGCGGACGTATTCACACGTTCCACAGCGGAACTGCTTAGGGCGGGAGTCTTCGTGCTCGAATAAGTTGCAGCAGCCGAGTTGCTTGGACACTCCACCGTGAACGTCCACCCGTTCACAGTCGGCATCTTTGGTTGCACCGTCGAGTTCCATGTAGCCGGCTTGGTGGCTGGAAACTAATCCCATTTAATTGATGATGAAATAGTTAAGGCAGGCTGGGTTGGTGGTCGGTGCTGCACTGGACGTTATAACAAAACTCGTGCCTGCCGTGCGCGTTGTGACGGTATAAAGGCGTCCCGTTGTGGTATTGCAGGTCACCGAAAGTCGCGTTCCCAAGGTGGAATCTTCCTGGATGAGAATCTGGCTGTTCGCTGTAACTGCGGTTGTAGCCACCGTGACAGTGGTAGCAGCTGCGGCGATGGTGACTGAGCCGGCCGGTGCTGCTCCGCAAGTTCCGCCAGAGTTGGAGCAGTTATTGGTGGAGGTCAGCAGTCCGACTTGCGCTGTGCCCAAGCCATCACTGCAGCC